CCTCAGCCTGCGCACTGGTCGTCCTTTTGCGGAGTGCCTGCATGAGGTGGGCCTGTCGCTGGGCATCGAGTACGAATTCGTGTCAGAGCTGGGCGAGCCGCTCTGCGACGTGGTGCGCCTCTACAACGTCGAGTTCTGCTCCGCCTTGCCAGTGTTGCTTGAAGATGGCAGCTGGGGCATGAGCCCGAAGCTCGGGCGAGTGCTGTACCGGTTTGGCCTTTGCCTCACCGGTCACCCGCCCGAGCAGATGTTGCGAGCAAAATGCCTCAGTTTGCTCGCGGACGCCAAGCATTCGACGCTCTGTACGTTGTTTGCTCGTTGCATGCTCGCACGTGCGGGCCCGGGCAAAGTGGCACCGTTCGCCAAGTTGCGCAGATTCGGCTGTCTGACGAATTCCAACGTCGGGCCGGATCGCGACTACGAGCGTGCCGCCGTCGTCATGCGGTACGGGTTTTCGATGGAGGTTTTGGCGGATCGATTGGTCGTGGCTTGTCTGGTGCCGGCGCATGATGTGTGCGTCCATTGCCCAGTGCTTGCGGCCGTCGTAGCCGTCGATGTTTAGTCAGTTGGGTGGAGCTCGCACGTTAAAACGAGCCCGCTAGCTCACGCGAGATACCTTGAGCAGTTGTTGCAGCTCACACGTAAAATGAGCCCGCTAGCTCTATCGGGATACATTGAGCACGGCCAGCTCGGGCCCTATCTCAGAGCATTCCCGGCGCCAGGTACCCCCCTGGCGCCATAAGAGGTGGGAGGAGGGAGAGGCTTTTGACGTTAAACATGCCTCGACATAACAACAGGAAGCGCGCGCGCGGGCAGATGGCCCGCACGCCGCCGCAGCCCCGCCAGTACGGTCCGCAGACTAGGAAAGCAGCTGGCCGCAGTCGGCGCCGCCGCGCCAGTCGGCAACGCATCAAGGGGTCTGGAGCGTATTCGATTGGAGCTTTGGCGGCTCATCTTGCGCAGCAGATCCCCAAGGGCACTTTTGAGGCCGCCGGTGCGGCTTTGGGAGGCGCCGCTGGACGCGGGCTTGCCACCTTCACTGGTGTGGGTGACTACGTATTCAACGACATTGTGCACACGCCGTCGATGCCCACGCGAGAACAGTCACAGAAATGGTCCATCTCCAATTGTGAGTATGTGACCGACTTGTTCAGCGGGGGAGCGGGGTTCAATTTGAACAACCTGTCGCTGCAACCCAGCGATGGCACCGCATTTCCATGGTTGTCACGCGTAGCAATGCTCTATCAGAAGTATCGTTTCAAGCAACTCATTTTTGAGTTCCGATCGAATTGTTCAGACTACGCGGCATCCGGGCCACTTGGCAACGTGATATTTTCGCCTGTCTACAACGTTTTGGC